AAGCGTGTAGAAGCACAAACTAGTGAAAAGTTAAGCAAACTCAATGAGAAAGAAGAAAGTATAATTGCTAAGAGAGATGCTTTGCGACTTGAAAGACAAGAACTTGAAGAAGATAAACGCAGATTTACTTCAACTAAATCATTATACGAAGATTAATGATATAATGTGTATTATTAGGCAACTAACTAAGCCCCATTAGGAGGGTTTTTTTTATTTATGAGTAGAAGCGGATCACAATATTCAGTACCACGAGATGCAAACAGAGTTCCATTCTTAGTTGCTGCCTCGACAGCAGACGGAATAACTCCTGTTGTATTAGAGGCTGACCCTACGACTCATTTACTACAAGTATCTAGTTCAGGTGGCGGTGGAGGAACACAGTATACCGATGGGTCAGCTACAATAGCTCATCCAATAGGAACAATACCTGTTTATGATAAAGCAGGAACAATAACATCTGTATCAGTGGCAAACCCTTTGCCAGTAAGTGCTTCAATAACTCCAACAAGCGATACAACTCAAACAGGTTCTATCACAGGCTCTGGACAATCTGTTACATTTGCAGTAAATGCACAATCAACTGTAGGTATACAAGTTTCTGGTACTTTTTCGGGTACTATTTTAATTAAAGGTTCTGTAGACGGCTCTTCATATACGCCAACAACTGCTACTAGTTTATCTACTGGTAATCCGACATCTAGTATAACTTCATCGTTTACAGGTCAAGTTAATGTTGCAGGTTTTGTATCTTTCCAGCTTACTAGTGTTTCTTGGACTTCGGGAACAGCAAATATATCTTTAAGAGCTTCAACTGGAATATCTAATATAATGTTAGACAATTCACTTCCTGTAGGGACTAATTCGATTGGTAATGTTGGTCTTAATGCTGGCTCTAACGCTATAGGTTCAATTACAAACACTTCATTCATAGCAACTCAAGCAACAGGAACTAACTTACATACAGTAGTTGATTCAGGTACTGTTACCGCTAACATAGGTACATCTGGTTCTCTAGCCTTAGACGCTACCCTTACAGGTGGTACTCAACAAACTAAACTTACTGACGGAACCAACATTGTCAATGTTCTTAAATCTGATGGAACAGCGGCAGGACAAAACGCTCAGTTAGTAGCTCCTGCTTATAAAGAAGTTGGGTCTTTGACTGCTGGTGCTCTTAATGCTGACTTAGTGCCAAGTACTGATGTTAGTGGTTATTCAACATTTGCACTTCAAGTAGCAGGTACTTGGGTAGGTACATTAACATTACAAGGGTCAAATGATAATACAAACTTTGTATCAGTTTTTGGTACTTGGGTAAACAATTCACAGCCAGTCTCTACTATGACTGCTAATGGTATTATTACTGGTTCTTGTAACTTCAGATATTTCAGAGTTAGAATGACTGCTTATACGTCTGGTACTGCAACAGGTACTTTGGAGCTAAAAACAGTCCCTTTTACACCAACAAACATAACAGGCAATATAGCTGGTTCAGTTACAGCAACACCTGTATCTGCTAGAAATACTGGTAGCATAACTACTTCATCAAGTTCTGTAGCATCTGTATCTGCATCTGGTTTTTCTTGGGCATATGTAACAATTAGTGGTACTTACGCTGGTATATCATTTGGAATAACTGCTTCAGATAATGGTGGAACAACTTATTACAATGTGCCAGTATGGGACGTACAAAATCAGAAATATATAGCTCCAGGTACGACTATAACCTTAACAGATAACTCATCTGTAAGTTATTATGTACCACAATCTTCTAACACTTCTGTAGTTAGAGTTTTAGCTTCAGCTTGGACCTCTGGTACAGGTGCAGTAGCAATAAGTGGTATGTCAAATGCACCATTAATGTTTTCGCAAGCAATACAGTCATTTAACAGTACTGCTTCTGCCGTACCTACAACTGCACTTCCTGTAGGATTCCAAGCTCGTACAACAGACATTACAGCTACTACTTCAACTTACAATACAATCGCTGTTACAGATAAAGTTGGAAAGCAAGTTCAACTTCCTTACGCAATACCTGAAGTGTTTGTAAAAGGTTCTGCTAGTGCTACAGGTACAACCTCAACATCACTTATAACTGCAGTAGCTTCTAACTCAATTTACTTAACATCAGTTCAGGTAATGAACACAGGTACAGTTACCTCACAAATCTTATTACAAGATGGTAACGCAGGTACGACACTAGCTTACGCACAGGCTCCTGCTGGTGGTGGTTCTAACATTACATTTCCAGTCCCTATAAAAAACACATCAGGTAACGCTTGGTATTTTGCAGCAGGTTCTGCTTCATCAACAATTTATGTATCAGCACAAGGATATTACGGAGTTTAATTATGAAACCAACATCTTACACAATAGTTAGCCAAACAGATACAGAAAACGATTCAGTAGTAGTTTATAAAGACCAAGACGGGTTTGAATATCAGATTTTAGTTCCATTAGGTTCTAACTTAGACCAAATAATACTAGGAGTTTAACATGGCTATTTCGTTTGTAGCTACAAGAGCCACAACAGGAACAGCAGCAACATCAACTACTGTAACAATTGCAACTTCTACTGCTATACAGATTAATAATCTTTTAGTTATAGCTGTAAAAGTATCTGCTGGTAATAATGTGAGTTCAATAACTGATACAAGAACTAACAACTGGATAGTAGGTGCTTATAACAAAACTGCTGGTCCTGATATAGATATTTGGTATCAATATGTAACTACTCCTTATCAAGCAGGTGATTTGATTACAGTTACAGCTTCGGCAGGTACTAATCAAATTGTAAATGTTGTTTTATTAGAGTTTTCAGGATTGTCACGAGATTTTGGTTCTGTTTTAGATACTAACCAAAGTCCAGGTACAACATCTTCACCTGCTTCAGCAACTACCAAAACTATGGCATTAACAGCAACAACTAAATGGCAAGATTTGGTAATAGCTGGAGTAGCAACTGGTGGTGCTGGTGGTCAAACATTTACTTATGACACAGGTAACGGCTGGACTGGAGTAACTTCTACTGGACCAAATGCCATACTTCAATTGGGCCTTCAATGGAAAATACAAACAGCAGTTGGTACAGAAAGCACCACTATTTCATGGACTGGTTCAGCACCATACGGGTATGCTATGGCTGCTTTTTATCCTAAGAATTCTACTATGGGAATGTTAGGTGTTGGAACCTAATTATTGTGGTATAATCATATTAGGCATATTGCACAAAGCCCTCCATACATGGGGCTTTTTTTATTTAATAAGGAGTAATAATGGCATACACACCATCAGGTTTAAGAGCTAAGAACAACCTATCTTTTGGTTCATTAGTACAAGATCAGAACCGAATCGGTTTGACTGGCGCTACTGGTAACTCTGTTTTGTCTCAAGACGCAACAGCTTCACCTGTAACTTCACCAGTAACTAACATGAGCGGCTCTGGTGTTACATTGACTGTACCTGCTAACGCAGTTCAGTTTACTGTCAACTCATCTGTAACAATACAGATTGGTGAAGATGGTTCATACGCACAGGGACTTAACGTACCTGCTAATACTTTGTACACAATAGACTGTGCACGACAACAGTACATTTACTTAAAGCCTTCAAGTGGCACAAACACAGTAAGTTTTCAATTTAAGATAGTTTAGGAGTAGGCGATGCAAGTTCCTACCGCATGGGTAACTAATACAAACGCGAACAACAACGCAAGAGTATACGATAGTGGATCTATCAAGTACGATTCAGGTTCGCTTACCTTTGACGGAATAACTACAGGTCAATCTCAAATAACTACAAAGATTCCACAGACTTGGAAGAACGCAACTAATCAATCACTTGGAACATCTTGGCTTACTAACACCGCAGCTTACACAAATACCGACCCTTACGACACTACAGGAGTTTACGACACTACAGGTAACTATGACGCAGTAGTAGCAGGTCAGAGCTTTATATCAAATAAGAATAATACTTCATGGACAACCGTTTAAATGGCAACTAACTTTCCTACCAGCTTAGATAACTCAACTAGCCTGCCTTACCCAAGCTCAGGTAACTTTACCAATGCGCCATCACTTGCTGGACTAAACGACAATCAGAACGATGCTCTTATTGCTACACAAACTAAACTTGGTATAGGTGCATCAACTCCTACCTCTGGTAAGTTCCTAACTGGGACAGGACTAGGCACTAGTGCATGGGCTAACACCGTTCCTGCTGGTACTGTAGTTGGTACTTCAGACTCACAGACACTTACAAACAAGACACTTACAAGCCCTACAATCAGTTCTCCTGTTATAACCAATGCAACTATCTCTACAGACCTAATCACAGGCTATACGACCTCTAATACAGGTACAGTGTACGGTATTCCTATAACTACTGGTGTAATAAATAGCGCAGGTACTATCAATGGTGCGAGTTTAGTAGGTGGTTCTGTGGCTACAGCGGCAATTGCTAATAGTGCAATTACTACTGCTTTAATAAATAATAATGCAGTTACTGCGGCAAAACTGGTAAACGGTATTGTTGCTAATCGTCAAGGTGGCACAACAGGTGCGGCAAGTTGGTATACTGCTGGAACATCTAATACAAGCGTTGCCACAACTAATGCTTTTATTCAAACTGGTGTTGTAACAATGAACTCCTCTGCAACTGTAACTTTTCCTGTAGCATTTAATCAAATACCAGTAGTTTTTGTATCACCAGTTACAGCAGGTACACAAAACTGTTGGGCTAGAGTATCAAATATTACTACTACACAATTTTCTGGTCAGGCATTTATAAACAATACGACAGGTGCTACAAGTGAGAGCGTAGCGTGGATAGCTATAGGACAATAGGATTAAATTATGGCTACAAATTACCCCACATCACTAGACAACAGCACATCGCTACCTTACCCAAGTTCTACCTCTGCTCGTAATGCACCTAGCCTTGCAGGCGGACAAGATAACCAGAACGACAGCCTTATCGCTATACAGACTAAGCTAGGTATTGGATCAAGCACACCAACTTCGGGTAAGTTCTTAACAGGTACTGGAACTGGGACTTCTTCTTGGGCTAATACAGTACCTGCTGGAACAGTTGTAGGAACAAGCGACTCTCAGACATTGACCAACAAGACGCTAACTTCACCTACCATTTCAAGTCCTACAATTACTAACGCTACTATCAGCACTGATTTAATTACTGGCTATACAACAAGTAACACTGGTACAGTTTACGGAATACCTATCACAACTGGAGTAATCAACACAGCTGGAACTATTAACGGAGCAAGTTTAGTAGCTAACTCTGTTACTAATGCGTCTATTCTTACAGGTAACTTGTATGCTAGTAAGTTTTATAACCCTTATAAGTTCAGTGTTTATTTAGGAACTAATCAAACGGCAATTGCTGACTCTGTGTTAACCAAAGTATTGTTTGATAGTAAAAAATTTGATACTAGTAGTAATTTTGCAAGTAATAAATTTACAGCTCCTATTGCTGGTTTTTACCATTTTGACGCATACGCTACAGTACAAACAACAGGAAGTACTGGTGTTGCTTATGAATGTTGGGTAGCTATTTATGTTCAAGGTGCATTATATCGAAAATCAGATATTTACCCTACTGTCGCAGGTACATCAGTTATTTTAAATGGTTCTGTTTCAGATACTATACAGCTATCCGCTAATGACACTGTTGAAATTTATGTATGGCAAGACGTTACTGCTGGTAACACATCTTTTATAATAGGTGGAACTGGTGGTTCAATTTTTAGTGGATTTCTAGTGAGCGCAACATAAGGAGAATAATATGTTAACATTTCAAAACTTATACAACAGAGCGCTAGACATGACAGGAGTACAATCTACTTCCGTTACTGACGTAGCTAACTTAAAAGCTGACATCAATCAAGGGCTACGATTGTTTAAAAACGCTGCACGACGTTATTGGACACGACAAGAAAAGACAGCCAACATTGTAGCTGGTCAACAATACTATCAACTGCCACCTGATTGTGTGCGTGTGACAGCCGTTAAGGTACTTTCTAGCGGTCTTAACTACCCAGTGCAACCAATTGACTCAGAAGAACTTTGGAACGCTTACAACATCATTCCTGCAACGACTATCAACTTGCCACAGTTTTACTTTATTCGCGGTAACAACGAGATTGGTTTGTATCCTATTCCTTCAACTTCCTATACCAATGGACTTGCGGTATCTTATGAACCACGACTAATAGATATGACCTATGATGACATTACTGATACAACTTCAGGTGCTACGGCTACTGTTTCCAATGGATCATCAACTGTAACATTTTCTAGCGGTATTATATTACCTAACATGGTTGGTCGCTGGATTCAGTTCACTAATGGTTCAGACGGTAACTGGTATCAGATATCTATCTACAACAGCACAACTTCTATCGAGTTAAACAATATGTATGCTGGTGTATCTGGTTCTTCTCAAAGCTTTACAATTGGACAAGCTCCAGACATTCCCGAAGATTACCAACTCGCACTTGCTTATTACTCAGCTTACAACTTTTATTTGAAGCGTAAGGACACTGGTACTGCTACACTATATAAGAGCCTATTCGAAGATTTGCTACAGCAGTACAAAGAAACTTATGCAAGCAAAACTACAGGACAAGTACAAAAAGCTCAACCAGATGGCCCAATCAGTTTATTCTGGTTCCCTCCAACTGGCTTGACAGGATAAGGAGTTCTAAATGGCTAAAGGTTTTAAGAACGAGGAACGATACAAGATACATAA